ATATATTTAATTTTTAATTAGTACATATATTAGTACTTGCATTATTACTTCTATTAGCTAAATAATTAAAATCATCTTTAGTTACACATAAACATCCACTTCCTGAACCTAAATTACAAGTTAAATTAGTTCCAATATATTTTTCAAATTCTTTAGCACCAGTACCACTAGTACCACCAGTAGCAGCATGAGGAACTGGCCATTGAACATGTTTACAACATTGTTTAGAACAAACATTTTGATCTAATCTTTTTAGTTGATTTGTATTTTCTAGAGTTTCTCTTAATTCTTCTGAATTTTTCTTATTTTTATTATCAATCATTGGAAGTATAAAAATAAAAAACAAGATAGAAGATAATATTATTAATATTAATATTTGATTACATTTAATTTTTAGGTTGGGTTCCATTATGATATATTATATAATATATTTTATATATTTTAATTAAATTTTTCTAATATACTATAATGAATATTTTAGAAAAAATAAAGAAATTTGTAGATACTAAAAATAAAGAAATTATTAAAATATTAGATCCAAATAAAAATTATCGGATTAGTTTTTTTAAAAGAGGTAAAACTAAATCATTACAAATATTATATAATGATAAAGTAATTATTGCAGGTGACTACAACTTTTATGGAATTTATCAACCTAAAACTAATTTATGGATTTGGGCTAGTTCAATACATGGTGTTGAATTACGACATATTAATAATATTAGAAAAATGAAAACATTTAGTCACTTATTTGAAGCAAGTACTGATATTAAAATGAACTTTTATTTTCAATTATTAACTCAAGATGTAATATATATAAGTGATGGACATATACTTGATTGGATAAATGAATTAATATTATACTTATCAAAAGATATATTCTTTTTTAATCCTGTAAATTCTAATCAAAATGTTCAATTTATAACTTTAGTAAATATTAAAGAAAAATATTTGTAAATATTAAAGAAAAATATTTGTAAATATTAAAGAAAAAAATTTGTAACTTTATTTAAAAGAACTTATATATTCCCATTTTAGATATTTACAAATTTTTTCCCAAATTTGATCATTTTCCATAATTTTATCAGAGTCTTTATGTAATGGGAAACATTCTAATAAATGATCTAATTCTAGTAATTCACAAAATTTATGTAATACATAAGAATATGATAAAAAGTTTTTACGATTAGGTTGTTTATACATTTCCCATGGATCTTGAATTTTATAAAACATACTTATAAATAATTTTTCCATATCTCTTGTAATTTTAGGGGGTGGTAAATTATTTAATTTATTAATAATATAGGCAACATGTTCATAATAAATATTATATTCTAATTTTTTAAGAATTACTTTCATATTTTTTTTATTTAATTTTGATAAATCAATTATTCTATTTTTATTAAGTTCTTTAACAATATCTATAAATACTTGTTCTGATATATCAGGACTTTGTTTTGCTTGAAATTGATTTAACCATTCCCTAAAATGATTTAACCGTCTATATGGTGAATAATCTTTAATTTGTCTATCTTCATCTAAAATAATTGTTTCACTATCTCCACAACATGAACAAATATAAGCACTCTCTGTTACATTTAAAATTTTTTCAATATTACATTCTTCGCAATATTTAATTCTATTTGAACCATCATCTTTATTAACACGAACTCCCTCAACTCTTTGACAATATTTTTCAAATAAGTTTGCTCTATTAGTATTTTTCATATCATTAATATTATTGATTTGTTTCTCTTTTTTATTACATAAAAAATCAATAATATCTTTACTTTCTTTTATTTGAATTTCTTTATTATCACGCATTTCATAATAATTTGTAATTAAATCACCTGTATTATCATAATAATCCATTTCATCATAATTATTACTAATATTTTTATGTAGAGTTTCTAATATGTCTTTTTTATCTAATAAAAATGATCTATGTTTAATATCATCTAAATTAAATTGATCTCTACGTTCATCTAATGTAGAAATTTCTATATTGATTGTATTTAATTGACTTATAATATCTTCCTTATCATTTTTTTGTTGAGAAAAATATTTTACCATTATACGATGTTTATTATCAAGAGTATTTGATTCTTTTATGGAACTATTTTTACCTTCTTTATACTTACTTTTTTTATTACAAGACATTAGATTATATAGTATAATTAAAACTACTTTAAATATTTTATATGTATAATACTTAATAAGTTAATTTATTTCTTAACTTAACTTATTTATAATTACTATAAATAATCTTTAATAGTTACTAGTCTATATTTATAAAATAATAATTTATAAAATAATAATTTATAAAAAAATAATTTATAAAATAATAATTTATAAAAAAATAATTTATAAAAAAATAATTTATAAAAAATATTATAAAATTTTTAATTTTTGATTTTAAAAACTAATATTTTATTAAAAAATCAAAAAAATGTTTTAATAAAATATTATTTTAATCGCGTAAAATTCGTTTTAAAAAATAAATATTATAAAATTTATTTTCTAGTATTAGTTATATCTAAATGGGTGGTGGTTTAATGCAACTCGTCGCTTATGGCGCTCAAGATGTCTATCTTTCAGGTAATCCTCAAATAACATTTTTTAAAGTCGTTTATAGACGTCATACTAATTTTTCTGTTGAACCGATTCAACAGGTCTGGAATGGTGCTGCTGATTTCGGTCGCACTGTTACCTGCAACATTAATCGTAACGGTGATTTAATTACTAATATGTATGTTGCAGTTTCCTTAAATGCTGTTTCTGCTCAGGATGTTGCATGGGGTTATGTTAACAGACTTGGTCATGCTATGATTGATCAGTGTAAAGTTGAAATCGGTGGTTCTAAAATTGATGAACAATATGGTGACTGGCTTAATGTCTGGTATGAACTTACTCATAAAGTTGGTCAGGAACGTGGTTATGCTAAAATGATTGGTGATGTTGATCATTTAACTCAGGTTTCTAGTGGTGCTAAACGTGCTTATCAGTTATATGTACCTCTTCAGTTCTGGTTCAATCGTAATAATGGACTCGCTTTACCTTTAATTGCTCTTCAGTATCATGATGTTCGTGTAACTGTTCAGCTTCGTCCTGCTTTAGCTCTTGTTAACTATGAAGGCTCTTCTGTTCCTTCTATTCTTCCTTCAATGGCTGATTGCTATTTATTAATTGACTATGTTTATTTGGATTCTGAAGAACGTAAACGTTTCGCTCAGGCTTCTCATGAATATTTAATTGAACAACTTCAGTTCACTGGGTCCGAATCTCTTACTGGATCTAACTCTAAATACAGACTCAACTTTAATCATCCCTCCAAGTATCTTGTATGGGTTCCTCAGTTGGAACGTCATTGCACTCGTAATAACTGGATTGCATGCGCATTTGATGGTGATTGGAATGCTGCTCGTGACCGTTTTGCTAAAGTAATGGTTGCAACTGCCTCTAACTCTGTTTCAGTAGGTGAAGGAAATGTTGTTGTAACATTAGGTGCTGCACCAACTGTAGGTGATTTAGTTCAGGCTACAACTGCTGCCACCGGTGGTGTTAGTGCAGCCATGTTAGCTAAAGTTGATGTTAGATTTGTTGCTCAAAATGCTTCAACTACTTGCCAAATTGCAAATGGTGATTCTAATGCTGCTCTTGCTCAGAACTTATTGGATAATGCTGTTATTACTCGTAATGAATTAACCATGGAAGATGTATCTAAAACTTTATCTCAACTTTTAGCTGGAGCTTCTGCAGGTGCTCAGAATGTATTAAATCTATTTGCTTTATCTGTTGTTAACTACCATAACTACGGAAACTTTGTTGATGGATCTGATAATCCAGTGTGCGAAGGCAAACTTCAGCTCAATGGTCATGACCGATTCCAGGAACGCGATGGTCATTACTTTAACTATGTTCAGCCTTATCAGCATTTTTCTAATACCCCTGCTGACGGTGTTAATGTTTACTCTTTTGCTCTTAAAGCTGAAGATCATCAGCCTACTGGTACTTGTAACTTCTCCCGTATTGATAATGCCACTTTACAAGTTAAATGCGGTTTATACAATGATGTAGGTGATTCTAATTATATTGTCAACTATATTGGAGGTTCCAGTTCTAACTCTCTCCTTAATATTTACACTGTAAACTATAATGTGTTACGTGTGATGTCCGGTATGGCAGGAACTGCATATTCGAATTAAACACGATTACCATCATGGTTACTTCATAAATATGATACAAATATATATTATAATATATATTTCAATCATACACTAATTTATTAAAATTGAATTTTAGTTGGTTTATACTTAAAGACTTATTTATTAATATTCATAATGTCAATTAATTACGTAAAATCAAAAAATTATTATCTTATTAATGAAAAAATAATTTTAGATATTGAAGATAGTTTAATCATAAATAAATTAAAAAATTTGAATGAAGACAGTTTCACTTTTGAAAATGAAATCTGGATTTATAATAACTATAAATCAAAAATTCCTCTTGTTAAACTTTTGTATCCAGAAAAAAAAATAAAATCAATTGATTTTAAAAATAATAATGTTAATGATTATAGAAAAGATAATGTAGTCATAACATTAGATGAAAGATTTAGTAATGTATTTATTTCACCTTCTGATTATACTATATTAAGCTCAGGAGAATCTTATAGAGTTTATGAAGGTAAATTTGCGGGACAATATAGAAATATGTATTGGAAAGTTAAAGATTCTAATAATAATACATATTATATAATGCATATTAAAGATAATATTTATACTAAATTTTCAAAACGAGATATTAATAAAGTTTTAGATTTTGAAGGTGTTAGACCCGTATGGTATCTAAATGTTAATGGATATATAGGTTCAACAATTAGAGTTAATAAAAAAGTACTTAATATTTATCTTCATCAATTAATTATGGATGTACATGATGAAGATATGACTAATTTAGAAAAAACTGTTGATCATATTAACCGAGATAAATTAGATAATAGACAACAAAATCTTAGATTGGTTAATATGTCAGTACAAAATGCAAATCGTTCTAAACCAGAAAGAAGAGTAGATGCATGTGAATTACCAGATGGTATTGAACAAAATGATTTACCAAAATATGTTGTTTATAGAAAAGAATTTTTGAATAAAGAAGAAAATAAATTTAGAGAATATTTTTATATTTGCAATCATCCAAAATTAGAAAAAAGATGGGAATCAACAAAATCTAATGATATTTCATTAAAAGAAAAACTTAAACTAACTAAATTAAAATTACAAGAAGTAGAAGGTGAAATTACTGAACAAAAATACCAACAAGAAACTGGTCAAAATAAACAAATAGATATGCCCTCTTATATTAGACTTACTAATACTAGAAACAAAATGCATTTAGTATTTGATAAAAAAGATCATGAGTCTAGATTAGGTTATACTATGATCTTAAAATCAACAGATATTCAAAAAGAATTAGATAATTTTATAGAACTTATAAATAAAAAATATCCAGAATTAACAATGAGTAAATATCAAATTAAAAATATATGCAATATTAAAGAAAAAGATATTTCAAATGTAGTAAATAATAAACCTGATACATCTATTAGATTATCACTACCTACTAATTTCTCTTTTTTTAAAGAAACACAAGGTGGTTATCAGTTTGGATTTTCTAAAAGTATAAATGGAAAAAGATTATGTGTAAAATCAAAAGTATATTCAAATGATGTTCAAAAAGAATTTAATAAATTTGTAGATATAGTTAATCAAAAATTTCCTCAATTAAAAATTGATCAATACCAAATACCAAATATTACTGATTCTTTAGAGTTAATCAAACCAACCAACTTAAATGAAGAAACAACTGATATTGATAACTCTAATGTTACTAAACCAACTATGCCAACTCACTTTTCAATTACTAAAGTCAATAATATTGACTATATCCAGTTCTGTAAAAAGATAAATGGTGAAAAATATCAATATAAAACTAAAATTAATTCATATGATATTGAAACTGAATTATCTAGATTTATTAATGAACTAAATGAAAAATATGATTTAAATTTAATTCAATCAGATTTTTTAATTATTAATACTAATGGTTGGAAAACAACAAATCAAATAGTTGATCATGAAGATACTAAAGAAAAATTATCTCAACGAGAAAGATCACGTAAATATCTTGAAAATAAAAAACAAGAACTTGGAGAAGATGAATTCAGAAAACAAAATACATTAAAAGCAAGAGCTTATAGACAATTAAATAAAGAGATTAATGTTTAGTCTTATAAATATTAATTTAATTTCACTAATTATTTTATTTTAATTTAATTAAATCTGAATCCTTTATCTAGTAAAATATTTAATAGTTCCATTTAGAGTCATTACCAGATAATAATATTATATGTCAAATAGGTATGTCTTAGAAGTTATTAAATTTAATACTGAAAAAGAGGGTGTTAATGGTTGGTTAAATAAATGTTCAAAAATGGAACATGTAGGTTATATGAAATCAAAGTTTAAAACAAAAGCTAATGCTTGCTCTTATTATAATAAACATCATCCACATATGAGAAAATTAAATGCTCATAAAACATATCAAAGTGATTGGGATTTAGATACTAAATTATTATATATTGTTCGTAAAGATTATGGTTTATATGATTCAATACATCCATTTTCAGAAAGTGATTTACCAATTGCAATTAATGGAAAATGTATATATCCGAATCTAAAATGAATATCATTAATTCTTTGTTTTAATTAGTTATTCTAATTTTTATTTTTAGTATTAATTTATTATTCAAATGATATAATAGAAAGTCTTAATTTAATTTAATTGATAATATGTGTAGTTTTACCAAATTTACATACATTACAAATATTTGTTAGTTCTAATATAAATGTATATATTAATATTTTTCACTAATTATTTCTTATAATTTGATTGCTTCATTGAGTATTGAGACTAATTACTTTATATAATAATTTTTTTAATTAATATATATTCATATATTAATTAAAAAATAAAGTTAAAATTTTCTTTTATATTATAATAACAATAATAAATGTCACAATCTAAGTCACAAATTAATTTAGAACAAAATGGAAGAATATTTCCATCATGGGTTATGGCAAATTTTAAGAAATATATTTTACCAGAAATAATAAGAATAGAAGGTGAAGATCCATGTAATGAAAAAAAAGCAGAAAGTTTAACATTATATCAAGAGTTTGTTGGCCAATTTTTAAATTATCAATCACCTTTCAAAGATATATTATTATATCATGGTGTTGGTGCTGGAAAAACAAATACGGCAATAAATGTATATAATATATTATTTAATTATACTCCAAAATGGAATATATTTTTATTAATTCCTGCATCTCTACATGATGATCCATGGCTAAAAGATATTAATAAATGGATGACTAAAGATAATTTTGAACAAAGATTTGCCAATATTATTTTTATTCATTATGATTCTCCATTTGCAGACAGAGATTTTTTAGAAAAAGTCAAAAGAGCAGATACAAGTAAAACATCATTATTTATAATAGAAGAAGCTCATAGATTTATGAATAATGTTTATAACAATATATCAAGTAAAACAGGTAAACGTGCTCAAATAATTTATGATTATATTCAACAAGAAAAAAGAGAAAACTCAAATACTAGAATAATGTTATTATCTGCAACTCCTGTAGTTAATAATCCATTTGAATTTGCATTAATATTTAATTTGTTAAGACCTGGATTATTTCCAACATCTGAAAGTATATTTGAACAAATATTTATTAGTTCATCTAATTTCGCATCTTTAAATGAAAATACTAAAAATATGTTTCAAAGACGTATTTTAGGATTAGTATCTTATTATATTGGTGCAACACCTGATAAATTTGCACAAAAAACTATTCATTATATAAATTTACCTATGGATAAATATCAAGAAGAAGTATATAATTATTTTGAAGAAATAGAAGAAAAAAAAGAAAAAATTAGGTTACAAATGTCAAGAGGTAAAGTAGGTGACTCAATGAGTACTTATGCTGCTTATACACGTCAAGCATGTAATTTTGTATTTCCATCAATATCGGATAAAATAAATGGAGAAAAACGTCCAAGACAAAGTTATTTTAAAATAAAAGAATCTGATGCAATAATATTAGATGAAGGAAAGAATTTAGCAAAGAAAAATGAATTAATTAAATCAAAAGTAGAAATATTAGAATTTATGAAAACTCTAAGAATATTTATTAATTCATTTATTGATTATTTAAAAGATCATTTAAGAAAAGATAAAGAACAAAATCATACATTAGCTGATGATGTAAAAACATTTCATACAAAATATGATGGTAGTTTTTCTAATTTTTATGAATTAGAACCACGAAAAAGTAGTTTATTAGAAGCTCTTAATTCATCTAGTCCCAAATTTGTAAGAATCATTTTTAATATATTAAAAACAAAAGGTATAGTTATGGTTTATTCAAATTATGTTGAAATGGAGGGATTACAATTATTTAAAATATATTTAAGTTTTTTTGGATTTATAGATATAGATCAAGATTCAGAATTTAATAAGAATAAATTAGAACCAGAAAAAAAACAAACAAAAGATGGTTTAAGATATTGTGAATTTCATGGAGGAATTAATAAAGAAACAAGAAAAATTAATAAAGATATTTTTAATAAATCTGAAAATAAATATGGAAAATATTGTAAAATTATTATGATATCCCCTGCTGGAGCTGAAGGTATTAATTTAAATAATGTTAGACAAGTACATGTTACTGAACCGTATTGGAACGAAGTCCGTATTGAACAAGTTATAGGACGAGCACTACGTTTTTGTCAACATAAAGATTTACCTATGGAAGAACGTAAAGTTGATGTTTTTAGATATAAAATGATTAGAAAATTAGGTAAAATAACAACAGATCAAAAAATGGAAGATATTTCCAGAAAGAAAAATAATTTATTACTTTCATTTTTAGAAGCAGTTAAAGAAGCAGCAGCTGATTGTGAATTATTTAAAAATCATAATATGATGGGAACAAAATATAAATGTTTTCAATTTAATGAAGATTCTTTATTTGATAAACCAATTGGACCAGCTTTTCAAAGAAAAATAGAATATGATTCAAAAATTGATAATGGTTTAAATGCTAAAGATTCATCTAAAGTTAAAATTAAAGTTCGTAAAATTAAAGCAGTTACTAAAATTGAGGATGTTTCATATTCACAAGAAAAAGAGGTTTGGTTATATGAAGAATCTGGTATTGTTTATGATAATGAATTAAATTATCCAATTGGAAAATTAGAAAAAGATAATAATGGTAAATTTGTAATGTTAGAAAATGATATTTATGTAATTGGAGAAATGATTGATATACCTAAATTTGAATTATATAATTAGTAAATTAAATTTTATTTTTTTGAATTTATTAGTTCTCTAACTCTAAATTCATATTCTCTATTATCTCTTATATAAAGTTCAGAGGCCTCTCTATTAGCTGGAGAATGTGGATTTGGATCCATTAAAAGTGATATAATTGATATTAATATAGTTCTTATATTTTGGGCTGGGCTCCATTCATGTGACTGTAATATATCTACACAAATTTTTCCATCACGATAAATATTTGGATGAAACATTGGAGTTAAAAATCTTATAGAAGGAGGTTTAATTGGATAATCATCATCAAATCTTAATTGAAGATCAAATATACCATCTTCAAAAGGTGTATTTATAGGTCCTTTAATTTTTACAAACCAAACCATTAAATCTTCGGGCTTTTCAATTATAATTCCTTCAACTTTATCTATTCCTGATTGTAGTTTATTAAGTTCACGAGTTAGACGAATATTAGCTAAACTTGACATTATTAATAATTATTTAATTATATAATTATTAATAATCAATTTTTTTAATACTTTATTCTATATAATGTTTATAGTATTTGTAAACAATTTTTTTATTAAATCATTTTTATTGAATTTAATGATGCTAGATTACCAAAGTTAATATTAGAATTTGTTAATTGATTTGACATACCATTATTAGATTGCTGATTAGCCATTTGCATATTTAATTGGGATGGATTTATAGTTTGTGAATTAGATAATTTAGATAAATTAACTAAAGATTCTAAATTTTGAGCCATTTGACTAGGTTCCATCAAATTGGATGTCATTGAATTGTTCATTTGATTATTATTTAGGGGAAATAAATTATTAACAAGAATAGAATCAACATTAGCATTACCCATCATATTAGCATTACCCATCATAGGATTACCCATCATAGGATTAGCCATATTAGCATTACCTATCATAGGATTACCCATAGGCATAGGCATATTAGAATTACCCATCATAGGATTACCCATCATAGGATTAGCCATATTAGGATTACCCATCATAGGATTAGCCATATTAGAATTACCCATCATAGGATTAGCCATATTAGGATTACCCATCATAGGATTAGGCATATTAGGATTACCCATCATAGGATTTGACATATTAGGATTACCCATCATAGGATTTGACATATTAGGATTACCCATCATATGATTTGGCATATTTGGTAAAGATGTATTAGGGTTAGAACTTAATACACTACTAATAGTATTAAATTGATTTGAATTATTATTTGTATGATTTTCAGTATTTAATAAGTATTTCATTTCTTCAGTTGTATTTTCAGAAGAATCATTATTACCATTATTAGTACCAGATTTTTTATTATTAATAATTCTATGTCCTGTAAAACTATAATTTTTTTTAGATGATTTATTTTTCTTCTCGGTTGGTTTAGCCATTATATAATCTTATTAAGAAAATATTTACTAAATATTATTAATTATTTTTTATTTTTTAATTTTTTTTTTTTAATTTCACTTTCAATTTGAAGTATTTGTTCAATCAAAGTTTCATTTTTTTTGATTATAATTTTATAGTCTTTTTCTAATTCCTTATAATAATCAAGTTTTTTATTAAGGTTTTTAATTTCTTTTTTTAAATTTTCATTTTCATTATCTGAGGGTATTACTTCACTCATCATTTCTTTCTTAACTTCTTTTTTAAGTTCATCTTTAAATTCTGTTTCAGACATTTTTTGATAAAAAATAGCATTTGGTATTTGAACTGACCAAGTAATATTACCATTTGATAAAATTATAAATCTTCCTTCTGGATCAATCTTATTAAGATTTCCACCCATTCTAAATAATTTTTCTTTTGTTTTTGGATCAATAGAAAAATATCTAATATGTGTACCAATTGGTACTGTTTTAATATCAATTGTTTTTTTATAGTCTTTTAATTTATCTTTAATTTCTTGATTAGTTAATTTATCTTGATATGTTTTATCTGGTTTAAAGTAACTTTTATTTGGTTTTGTTGTCATTTGATATTAATTATATTTATATAAAAATTCTTTAATTAATTTTATATAAAGACATTTTTATTAATTATAATTAAATGTTAGAAGAATTAAATTGGTTTACAAATTATGGTATGACAACTGATATAACAAATTTAAATAGAGTAAATGAATATATAAACAAATTAAACAATAAAACAAATGATAAAAATGTAGAAACTAAAATAAATCAAATTGAACGAGATTATCAAGATAAATT